TTGCTCGTCAGAAGTATTCCGTATTGTTCCTTCTTTCCATGCTACATCACGACCAGGTACCATCGACCAATGAACTTCAATTGGCTTATATGTGCTTCGTAATTCAATTGCATCTGTCCACATCTTATAGAACAGATTTAATCCGTTGGGTGTTGAAACAATAATAACTTTTGACGTTTGTCCAGACGAAATAACTGGGTACGTTGACGTAAAGAATTCAACGGCCATGTTGTGTGGAACGAACGCAAACTCATCAAGAAAAATTAAATTATATGTACCACCACGAACACCTGCGGCGGAAGTAGCATATGCATAAATCTTTGATCCATTCTCTAATTCTAAGGAACCTTTATTCCAAGTCATGATTCCTTGCTGCAACCAGTGTGGAAGGTATTCGTAAGCTTTTTGTATTTTACCTAAAATGTCACGTGCTAACTGACCTTTGTTGGCTAGAATACCAATTTGATATTCATCATTAAAGATAGCAGACCACAACATATAACCAACAGTGGTAGTTGTTTTACCTACCTGTCGTGGCATTTTAGCAATACAAAATCGATTGTTATGAAAGTCACGAACCATATTCTCTTGAAAATCCCACATGTCAAATGGAATTAGACCACGATCAACGTTGACAATCTTAACGTAATTTCGAATAAAGTATACAGGATCATCTGCACACTTTGCAATTTCTATTACTTGTTCTTCAGTGTAGGATAATTCAGTGCCCGTTCTTTTGAGCCTAGCATTACCAAGATATCCATCAAGCATTTTATTTTACTATGCTACGTAACATCCAAGCTTTTTTCTGATGTGCGCCTAATAAGTCTTGTAAAAAATTACCTACAGCAGGTTCACCAGCAGCTTCAGCCGCAGCAATACCAGCACGTAGATGAATAATGTAACGATCATTATCAGATTTAAGTTCACGCATCATAGCTAAAGCATCGGGAATGTTTGTTGATTCTACAATATCGGCAAGTTCAATTATACGTGCTAATGATCCTGGAGCAAATGAATCTAGTTGACGAATATGTTCCGCAATGTCATCTGTTTGAGCAAATACTGAAGTATAAAAATCGTTTAAGAAATCATGATATTGTGGAAAATTAGAACCTTCGATATTCCAGTGATATGCATGTGATTTGAAATACAAAGCAAAATTTGTGCCTAGTATTGTTTTTAATTGTGATATTAACTTTTCCATTATTTGTTCCTAACTAATTTAATTAATTCTGCGGTTGAGCCAACAAAAACTGCTTTGTCAATATTAACTGATTTGTTCTGTTCTTCTTTTGGCTGTAAATCTTTTTTACGTTTTTGTATCTCTAACAAGTCTTTATTTAGGTCCGCAAGATTCTTGATTAATCCTGCTGCAACTTCGTATGCTCGTGGATGCTCAGATTGATTTGCAACTAAAAGCAAATCATCAATGGCTTGATTGCCTTTTTCAATCAATCCTCTAATATTATTACGTGCAAATTCCGTATCGGTATCAACCACATTTGATGTAGACTGTTCAATAAAGGCAACTGATTTATTTGTAGATCGTATTGGATAGGTATCTTCAATAGGTTCTACGTCAAAAATGTCAGATAGATTTTCATTTATATTTTTCATAATGTATCGGGGAATTGTTTAATCGTTTCAGCAAAACCAAATTCGTCATCAATTAACGCATTTGTCGGATCAGTAGTTGTCTTAATGTTTACAACATTGACAGAGTTTTTAGCTAGGGATGCAATTGTAAACGTAGCATTACTATAATCACCAGTAATTGTATCACGTACAGCTAACGGTTTATTGAGACTAGTGACTATCAATGCTCCGGTATTTGTATTACTGAAATAATCAATAACACCAATTTTACCATTTGCAGAATCACGGAAACTTTCACCATTTACAAATACACCCGATCCAGTATTAAAGTTCACATACACTTGTTGAGTATCTGTACGATTAAGATCAACATGAATATTAGTGTTAGATGAACGAATAAGTTTACCAGATTTAACTGGTGGCCAAATATAACCTTTAGCTGTAAATGTTAAATCCCAGGTAATATAACGGGTTGTTTGCATATCACCTTCATATTCCGCATTTGATGTAACAGAATTCAAGACAACAGGAATGTCATATATCTGATCCATTTCTGGAATAAAATCTACAGTAACATTAAAGTCTGGTGTAAAGAAAGGTAATATTTGTTCTAATATTTGTGTACCGTCTTCGGTATTACGAACATAGATCGAAACCGAAAATTCAAAGTTATATGGTATTGGTGCAAACTGTGTTTTAATTAAAGTGCTTGAATCTTTTGAGAAATTACGAATCGTTGACACTTGTTTACGATTAGGATCGTATGACAAACTATCTAAATTAAAAGAAATGCGAGGAACTACTGTCGCTATTGATCTTGTTAAATTAGGATCGGATGTTATGATTGTAATGTATTTTTCTTTAGCACCATATGATAATGGCACTTTAAACATTTCTTTTGCAACACCAGCTTGAGTATAACGAACAATATTGATGTCATTAAACATAGTGCCAAAAGCCACTACGATTTTTCGTATTGTACGATGATAAAATTGTGCGTTACCTAACATTAGTCACCACCAAAAGGATTTGTTTCTGTCCAATCAATGATTGAATCTGAACCTGCTTCAATTCGTTGATTGTCGAATATATCTTCAAATGCTGTATTCATTGTTGTCATATCTGATGTAGTGCTGATTGTCCAAGTAGCATTACTTGTTACACCAACCACATTTCCTGTTGGATTAAATGTACCTTGAACCGTGTATATCATCAAATGACTGTTTGGCACAAAATCATGTACAGTTGCTTGTGCTGTAGCATTTGCATAATTTGTACCTTGATACACTATCTCATCATTTAAGAATGAACGTTGACCACCTGCTGCCAAAGCAAGTCTTGTTTTTGGATAGTAGTCACGAATATTTTGATCAACAACGGTAATACCGGTTTGAATTATTTCATTTGAGAATACAAATTGTTTTAATTTAAGAGCATACACATATACATTTGCTCCTCGACCACGACCTAATGTATAAAACATTGCTTGATCGTTTTCATGTTCAACAAAAGTAATCTCAAAAAAATTGTTGACCAACGGCATAAAGATTAAATCGCCCTCACGTGGTCTTACATAGCCATCAACAGCATAACGAAAACGACGGCGTGAAACTAAAACTGTAACTTCATCTCTAACTTCTAAACCAAACTTAGAAATAAAATCACCTTCTCCATCCATACCTGTAACATTTTCAAGATACATTTCGAGTGCATGTGCAGTACGATATTCTTTTAATGTATCTTCGCCATAAAGATAATCTACTTGATCACGACTTGTTCGTGGTAGATAATAAACGTCCATACCATAAACTTTTAATGCTTCAATGACCAAATCCTCAACAAGTAACTGCTCAGAAGTTACTTGATTTGATGGAAAATTATTAAAGTAAAAATTTGTAGCCACAAATTATCCAGTAAAGATTTCTGATGGTAGAGAACCCATATTGTACATTTCTTCTTCCATTCTTAAAATTTCTTCTACTGCTTCATCGTATGTTTCTTTGCCGTTTAAAGTCACCCCGCCCGGTAATTGAATGCCGCCAAATTTTTTCATATTCATACCCCACTGACGTTTAATCAATGCGGTAGCATATTGCTTTAGGAACCTATCATCCCAAACATCCGAATAACCAGCTTTTGTTGCAGTTACTCCTGCTACGTTTGCGGTAACTGGACTTTGTAATGAGATTGTTGTTGGATTAATAATTCTGTATACTTGTTTACTTTCACCACCAATTGTGATGAAATCATTTTCTAGTAGTTCTTGATCGAATAGTGTTCCAGTTCCCGTGACAGTATTTGATGTTGTGTTAGCACTCATCGAACCTGTTAGTGTAATAACATCAGGATCTAGCTTACGATAGCATTCCATAATAACATATTCACCAACTCTTAAATCTTGGGTCCAATCGATATCTAAGAATAGTTTATTTTGATGACGGTTAAATCGAAATTGCGGTGTTCCAGAAAACAACAAGTTCAATGTACGTAAATGTTGCATCGTAATTTCATACGACACATATGAAACCGAAGTGAAATCATAAAGATCATGTAAACGTAATTGATAACGCAAATCAAACATATTGATCGATGAAGAAGAATCATCAAATGGCAAAACTCCCGTAACAAACTTAACCGCATCAGGAACATATATCCAACGACGGTTAATATCATCTGCTGATATTTGATGTTTCATGTATATTTTTTCTGTGCCATCATAGTGATAGTCTGACCAGAACAATAAGGCATCATCGATACGATCTTCTATTTGATCATCATCTACATTGATATCAATTACTGGCCAGCCTAAACGGCGTAAGCAATAATTTTTAAATTCTTGTCTTGAAGTTGGTTTAGCCATTTGACCATGATCCTATACTTGTATTGGCAAATGATTGTCCAATAGGATAAATTTTAAAATATGATCCTGCCATTGTACTGTATGCACCACCCGGTGCCGCAGATAGAATATATTGAGGAACAAACAAACCAGAATTCTTAAAGCTGACTGTTCCCTTCATATGTACTGAAATAATTATTGCTGCCGTAGTAATTGCTGCCGTTGCAGGTACTGGAAATGTATTATTGATAGTAGTTAAAAATGCACCCATACCGCCAACACCAGTAACAGTCGATGGTCCAATAAAGTTAGCATAAAACTTATCTGACAACGCATCACCACCAAATCCAAAACCTACAGTGTGACTTGTAACACCCGCTACTTTACTTAAAGAAAATACTAACTCAAATGCATATGCAGTTCGTTCCGATACTCTACAACCTACACCAAATAAAGATTGTCGTGTAAGTGCTTGTGTTCCAACATAATCTATATCATTACGATAAAATTGAGTATTGGGTATTAGACCACGTTCTTGTGCATCAAAGTACGGTGCCAGACCATCATACTGAATCAAGCCAGAATTACGAATTGGTGGCCCCAATGTTCTTTGTGGTAATACTTGATGACCATTAGCCGCAATGTTTCTTGCAACAACATTTGCCGATAGATTCAGTGTATTTGTACGTGCATCTAATGATAAGCTTGGAGATACGTATAATGTCGTACTTCTACCTCGTAACTCTGGCTGTACCGAAAGATATAACGGTACAGCCTCATTAACGCTTGGTACAATCGGTAATGAAACAGCAGTTTGCATTTACGCTTGTGCCTCTGTCCAAGAAAGACGACTAAAGATTTGCGTCGGAATAGTTCCCAAATTACGAGCAACAATTGTAACAATGTCGGGCCCGTCTGGATAGAAACCAGTGTTGGGAAGATTTGTTCCTCCGCCCAAAACGCTATTTCCTAAATCTCGAACTAAAGGTAGATCAATCGAAGTTGTTGTAAATGTTGCTGCACCACCCGAAGCATTTGTGAAGCATGAGAAAATCGATTCTCCACCAAACACTGAAGTATTTGATGTGTGGTTAATATATTGTACTAGACTTGATCCACCTACGTTTTGCCACAATGGAGCAGAATTTGATATATTACCATTTAAGATAACGTTAATCAAAAACACACCGCCAGATAAAATGTCGATCTGGCGCAACACCATCTGCATACGATTAACAATTTCTCGAATACCTAATGTTGATCCAGATATACCATTACTTACACTAGGTGCAACACGGAAACTTTGTAACGCCATTGGCATCACAGCAGTTACGTTCATCGAAGTCGTCATACCCTGCGTAAACACGAATGATTTATCGTCATCATAACGACCATCCATAATTACAGAAGTTCCCCAATGAGCAATACGTGGAGCATAAGAGGGAGAATGTAATTCTACAGGTGAAGGCCAATCTGTACTAAATGTAAATGTTTGTGCCACATTACCCATAGGAGCAAATATTATATTGCCCGTTCCAGAAATCGCCGGAGCTTGTGATAATTGCAGTGACACGTTTGGTGTAATTTGTGTTATAACTGCACTTTGAGGCACATTGGCGCTTATTGCAAACATACCTACCTGAAGTCCTGTCGTAGCTTGTCCACCAACAATATTAATAATTGAACTTGTTGACGAGTAAATACAGTTAATTGTATTGCCAGGTTGACCACGTACAAGATTTTGTAATGTATATCCTGTTGGGAAATTATTAGCAATACCATTATAGTTGATAAACTCACTCAACCCACGGCCATTTAACCACACTGTACCTGCTGTTGGAAATCCACTTGCATCAGCAACATTCATTGACGTATCAGCCGCAGTTAATGTTGAACCAAGTCTAGTTCTACGTGCAAAAGTATTTGTTTCATAACGTGCTGGTAAGTTACCAGAACGCATGTAAGCTTCATAATTAACGTTGTTATTAATTACCTTATGTACGTAGATAATATTACCGTCTGTTGCTCTGAAGCCCCATCGAATGAATCCCGCACCATACCAACTGTAGTCCATATAGAACATTTGCATTTTGGCCATATCTATGATGTATCCAGATGGTCCTGTTCCATCACATCGATCTAGATTCCACTGAGATTGTGGGATTTTAAAGTCAATTGTTTTTGATAAAATTGCTTGTTGTAATCTGCCTTCTCCACGATATGCTGGCGAAACATGCATTCTAGTATCAGATTGAATTTCAATTATACGATACGACATGCCTTTAATAACAATGTAATCACCAACATCAAGTTCGGAAGAAAATTTTGTGGTAACACCATTAACTGAAAGACCATCAATTTGTGTATTTGCTGTGTTTGCACCAACATAACCTGAAAGTTGGAATGTTGAAGAACGTCTTCCAACAGATAATGTTTGCCCATCATACTCAAAGAACATACCATTTTGTTCATCAAACATACCTACACGATTTGTTGCACCATACCAATTGCTGACAGTAGCCCTATAAACACCATTTGCAGTTGTTTGTGTTGGAATAGAGTTTGCAGTATACATGAATGTATACGGATCAATCACTTCACGAACATTGTAGTTACCATTGTACACATCAGGTATAGCACCAGAAATAGTAATGGAAACATTAGGTTTTACATAATGTGGTTCTTTTGTTTTTACTGTTATGTTAGAACCCGAAGAAGTCATGCTATCAAGACGTAACGAAGGCTTCATCAAAGTACCAGTACTCATCTGAATACCTTTACCTGATTGATAACGGAAGTAACGACGGGTTTGACGAATCAATTGATTGTTGTGACCTTCTGCCGCAGTTGTAAATTCTACTCCACCATCAAATGCTCGATGATTAATTGTTGTACGACCAGATGAGAATAGATTAGCTAAACTTGATGTAATGCCTATTGTACTTACAGGAGCAACGTTTGCATCAATTCTAAAAACAGTATTTGAATAGACACCAGTAACAGTGAATGTTCCGTTTGGTGAACCTGAAGTTGCAGCAAAAGCACCTTGTACGATAACTTCATTACCGAGAGATAGTCCATGTGGTTGAAGTGTAGTAATTGAACCGTTTGCAAATGTACCCGTAAAGTTAATATTTGCTATACCAATATTTGCACGAGAGTATATTGATCCATTAGAAATTGCTGTAACGTTAGCTAAGAAAATATTGGTGCTTGTATTGCCAATATTGATATATCTTTGTTTTGGTGTGTATCTAAACCATTGACCTGCTTGCACAGCCTCAACCATAAATGTACCGTCTGCCGGAGCCCACAAAGTGTCAACAACGAATACTGGAGTATTCACCAAAGGTGTATTTGCAGTAAATGCAGTAATAAAACCAGTATTTGAGTTGGCTAATATTGATGTAACGTTGATAGGACCACCAGTAGAAATAATTGTATTTGCTGAGGTATTAATGTAGCTATATGCCCGATTATTAACCAACGATATTGATTCCCATTTTGTTGCTTGCGTGGAATATTCAAAGTCAGTATCAATTAATGCTTGTGGTGAGCTTGTACGGAATTTATTGACTGGATCAAGATACGTTTCCGAAGGAGTAAACTTTTCATCATATTCGTCAATAAGAACCTGTAATTTATTAGCACTTGACATTGCGGTAGTATCATACTGCAATACAATAGTAGTGTTAATAATACCATTTAATGTATTTGTAGTAATAGCATGTGAAGTTATTTTCAGATTTGGATCTGAAAAATTAAAAATTACTTGATTCGTATTTGCATTTGTAATTAATACAAATTTCTCTTTCTGTATACCCTGATTGAACACAAGGGTTCTTGTGGCGGGTGTAAATCCGTAGTAGGTATCTGATATTACTTTTCTGGCCATTTTGACTCCGATTATTTAAATTTGATCTACTATTTAGTATCTATCATCCTGTCATTACATCCAAAGCTTTAAATGGATACACTTTGGTGTTTGCTGCTGGACTAGCACTTGTGGTTCTAACTAAAATCTCTGATCCGGATGGGGTTGCATCGGCAAATTTTAACTTGCCGTCATAATCTACGGTGTATCCTTTTGATGCTGTCAATACTCGACCCAACCAAACTTTATCGTAACCGTAATCAAAAGCTGGCTGTAAAAGACCATTAACCGTTACCGTCAAATTGAATGCAGAATTTACGGCAAGAGGGGCTTGATTATAAGTTAAGGTATATGTGTTTCTTGATCCATCAGATTGATTTGACAAATCGTCAAGGTCTAATCCATATGAAATAGGACTAGGTGCTTTAGTCCATGAATTGTATGTACTATTATATGAATAGTACGTTCCATTTATAACTGTTATATCTCCATTTGCTGGATAAATTGGAAATGACATTTTTTTTTACCTCATTGAGAATGCTCTGGTCGGAGCAGCAGTATTTGTTGTGTAACGAGCAACACCGACAGTGTGACGTATATCTTCCATATACCCACCAAACAATGTAGATGATGTATGATCCGCACCAATAAACAGTTTAATCCCAGAGTAAATAGTCGTTGGGTCACTATAAGTTACACCTGACTGCACTCCATTAATAAACATTTTTGTACCCGTAACAGCACTACGTGAAACTGCAACGTGTGTCCATGTATTTACTGCAACTGCATTAGTAAGAGAAGCAATTCTGGCCGAACCAGAAATCCAGTAATTTAAAATGTTTGATGTATCGATAAAGAGCAATGGATTAGCTTGTGGTTCAGTAGTGCGTAAATCAAATATTGTTTGTTGAGCACCAATTCCAAGACGATATATCCAACATTCAAAAGTATATTCAGCATAATTTATTGGTGAACCTTGCCATTCATTAGCACCACCCTGAAAGGTATGATACTTTTGAATCATAAAAGCATCACTTCTATTGAAGAATATAGAGTTATTCGCATATTTTGTTATTGTGTTACGTGCTCGTAATCCACCTCGTTGCTCAAGAGAAACTTTGCCTCCTGTAATATCATAAACACCATTCGTATCAAAATTCAAAAGAAGTTTTGTATTTGCCGTTCTCTCAAATGTACGTGTTGGTATTGGGCAAACGTTTGCTGCATATACACTGTCGCCAATAACAAGACGAGTAGGTCCCCAATATCCAAACATAGTAGATGAAGTTTTATCTTGTGATGATATACCAAAAGTCATATCTTGTTGCAACGGATGCAAGCTTGCTGTACCTATTCCTGTGTTTGCAACACTAACGTTACCATTACAAGAAGCAAAAACTGTATTTCCAATTCTATAAACTGCCGCATGTATCCATTTATTACAAGATATGACTCCCATATTAAATGCACTACAAACATCAAAAGTTGTTCCATTAGTAGACATGTATAATCTCAATAATCTACTTGGACTATTATGTTCAAAATAAAACTGACCGCCACCTCTACCTGTACCACGAGTGTCTACCAATATTCTAGTAGAGGCTGAAGATGAATATGTATCATTAAACCAAAATTCAAAACAAAAATTTTGATCACGCACACTTAAATGTGTATTGGCACTAGTTGGCGATACATTATATGGAGTAACTGCTATATAATCTCCTGTTCCATCAAATTGAACTGAGCCACCAACACTAGCTGGTGTCATTGATACATTTTGCAGATATGGACCGTCGGGTACAGAGTAGAGTTCGAAACTGCCGATTTTTGGATTTGGTAGTTGTGTATTAATATCTTTACCATATGCATTATTAAATGCATACATTGATGTTCTGTCAGGAGAACCATATGGTCGTTTTGCTGGTGTAAAGTTTTGATCATACACTGCCGAATAAGAAGTTCTCATATCCGAAACTTGAAATTGGCCAGATCCTCCACCAACGTGACCCATTGACGTTGAAAACGTTGCTGGATTACCAGCCAAAGAATGATAAAGATTAAGATTGTTATTACCAGTTATGGAAAAACTAGTACCATCTTCATTGTAAGATGCACCACTTGTATAGTCGATCCCATTAATATATATTTTAAATACGTTTTGATTACATACAAGAGCAATATGGGACCATTTACCCATTGGAACAAGTGAGGCAGCAGTTATTCCCATCTGAGCATTTTTTCTACTAGTACCTACATATTTGTTCCATTGGAAAAAAAGATTTCTATATCCTGCAGGTTGAGTATCATATTGGAAAAATAAATAAAACCCTGCGTCTGAATAAAAAATATAAAATGCATTACCAGCAAATATGTATTTTGGTTTAACCCAAGTTTCAATAGTAAATGTATTCACTATACCAGTATTTGCATTTTGAACAACAATAGGAGGTTCTAAAAAGCTAAGGGATTGATTGACAAAAAACGTACTCCATCCACTTACCCCAACTGGAGAGTATGGTGATAAAGTAGCATTACCACCTAAAGTAACAACAGATGGTCGAGTATTTGAATTAGCTGCTGAAGTATCAACAGCTCGGAGGCCATTTTCACTTGTTCTAAATTGTAACGTCAATAATGATGTATTGGCAATATCACGTGTTAGTGGAGTTGTCGATGGAGTGAATGTTGTATTTGATTGATAGTAAGATACATTTTTTGTTATTCTTAGATTTGACATGTATCCATTAAATGCATTTTCTGCTGTACCATCATTATTACGACCCACACGAACTGGACCTGGCAAATAATTGTTTGCATCTGATACTCTTATACCTTGCACTACACCATCTAAGAATAAACGAGTGTCGCCGTTAAAACGTGAAACTGCAATGTGATGCCAAGTATTTGTCGTAACTGCATTACCAATAATTAAATTGGACGTCATGTCAGTTTTAAAAATAATATTCCCAGTAGCATTAGCACTGATTGATGGATACAATGCACCTGTAGTAGCTGGATGAAAATCTATAAAATATTTGTTATTTGCAAATGCGCCACCAATATAATAAACCCAACCTTCAATAGTAAAGTTTCCAGACGCCATACCAAAAGCATCATTATTTGCCCATTCGAGATAATCACCCGAACCATCAAAATATGCAGAGCCACTTATCCCATCATCATTAAATGGACTGAATGATGATGATATTGCACCGCCTGTTACATTAGCATTGAATCTATTATTACTTGAATCTGTAATCCACGTATTTGCTTCAGATTTAAGCAACACTTGCACTTGTGGAAATTCTGGATCACCAATAATTACACTAACATTAAATGTTCTTGGTGTATCTTGTAATTCTAAGTCGGTAGCAACTACAGTGAAAGAGTATATTGTTGGAGTAGCTAATTGAGATATTGTGCCACTGAATGTACCAGTAGATGTCAATGTAGTATTTGCTGGTATAGAACTTCCTGCTTGCAATGAGTATGCAATTGTAGAATCAGAATTTGCAGTTAAGACTATACTGAATGACAAGTTGTCCATTTGTTCGTCTAATCCAGACGCTGTTATCCAATTAGGTCTACCACTTGTCAATACACCAGACACTTTAAATGCAACACTGTTGTCAGGATTAATTATGTAAACTTGTAATATACCACTACTCACTATCGGAGTTTGTACTCTTATTTCTGTAGAACTCATTACCGTAGTTGAGATGCAAGCTACACCTTGAACATATGCTATAGCACCTGTTGCGAAACCTACACCTTGAATTACTAAGAACCCACCTTGCGTATTAAGAGCAGTATCATCGATTGCTGTAAAATTTGAATCTGTAATTACAATTGTTGTGATTGTTGGCACACCTGGAGAATATGGATAAATGCTACCACCTAGTGCAGCATTGTTAGCTGTGACTGGAATAACAAATCCTGTAGGAACAGTTGCAATTTGTCCTGCGGTAAAAGGCGCCGTCGTAATCATGTTCTGAGAACTTACTGCCGCAGAAGTAGTTCCCTTATTAACCCAAGTTTGTGACGATGCCTTCTTAATTGCCATTACATAATCTCCGAACCAAACAAATTAAATGATACTGCCGATGAACTGGCATTAACCGACACAACGTCAGTGGTTGCTAATGATAGACCAATAGTTAAATGTAAAGTATCATTACTTGGTACTGGTGTATTAAATGCTATATAGTGCTTCGTCTGAATAGCAGCACCACCCGGACGAACGGCAATACTAAACGAAACGCTGTTAGCCGTTTGATTACAAACACACAAAGTAGAACATACAGTGTTAGCACCAAAAGGTACAGTATACAGAGTAGTTAGTGTGTTTGCTGCTGGATTAACTTGTCCTAAAACTTTATAAGAAGTCGCCATTTTTTTCCTTACATTCCTGCCAATAATAATGGATTAAGTGTATTATCTGTACCTACATTAGTCGGTGAAGTGATTGCTGGGCCTGTAGATAAAAGATTTGTACTTATATCTAGCCAGAACTGTGTAGAGCCATCACTAATAAATTCGTATAAAATATCATTGTTTGTATTATACCATTGATCACCTGCTTTGATAGCATTCGGTGGATTTGGTCCTGCTGTAAATACTTTCTGACCCAAAAGATCCCACGCATATCCATTCCATATCCACGAACGGGCGCCAACGGAAAATGTATCATTGAGTGACGGACTTGGTGGGAAACTAAAAGCCATTTTTTATTCCTTTAAATTATACTGCTTCATATGAGCCATTAAATGTCAACGCATCTGCCGTAGCCCATGTAAATGGAACAGCCGTGGTAACAGCAGCCGATGGACTAGCACTAGTTAATGGCACAACATACGATGTACTACCGTCATAAGCACAAGTTACTGTACCCGTATACCAATTAACTCCATTGTCTAAAAATGTTGCTGGCATCACTACACCATCAGAAGATGACGCAGCAATAGGTAATGTAAATCTCCAATTACCAGTGCCTGTAGTGGAAGTTGATCCAAGTGAAAGGTGAACTCTGACAAATATAGTTTTACCTATTTGTTTATATTTACCTGTAATTGTTCCATTTCCTAATGCCGGTGCTGTACCAGAACTTGTCCATGATGGTGTGTATGATAACCATGGAGCACCACCAGTAACAAATAATTCACCAGCTACACTAATGTTACCTAATACTGTGGTATTTGCTTTGACTGTAATGTTATTATTGACAACGGTATTATTTGTAACTGTTAAATTTGAAGTAGTAACTAAAGTTGAAACTATAACATTGCCAGTGCTTACTGTATTTGAAAAAACAGTATTTGCATTTGAAATGTCACCACCAGAACCATTTGTAATAAACAAGTTAGCATGTACATTACCAACAACAACTACGTTAGCTGTTACCGTACCACCATTGTTTGCATTTAACGAATTGTTAGCACGTATAGCAGTAGAGTTAGCAACACTACGAGCTAAGTTATCAACACCATAACCTTGGTATGCAACTACTTGTGATTGATTGCTTGAGAATACAAGAGCACTTGTTATGTTTAATGTTGCATATGTTTGTGTAGCAGGTGGAGTATTGGCTACACTATTAGTTGGACCAAATTCTGCCCATATTGGAGAAGATGTTGTACCAAAGTTTTCATATGTTGTGCCTGTTTCAGAATTTACCCACAGATCATGTGCATTTGATGTTGCTGGTGCATAATCCTGGTAGAAGATATATGCTTTAGAGTTAGCAGTATCAAATGCTGAGTTAGCATGATGGAATGCAGAATTGGCTTGTATGAAGCCCGAGTTAGCATGATTAAATCCTGAATTTGCATGATCGAATGCAGCATTGCTATGTTTAAATCCTGCATTAGCTGTATTGTATGCGCCTTGAGTAAACTCAATTACATTTAATCCATTAACTGCAAGTATACCAGAAACATTTGTTATACCACCAATATTACCAATATTGACTGTTGTTGCTGCACCACCAAGATTAACTGTAGTAGCTATTGTGTCAAATATTGATGCAACGGAAGATGTCGTTACTACTTGATTAAACGAACCTTTTTGTGCTGCTAAAGTTTGTGTTGATGGTGTGAATGATAAACCATTATTACCTGAAATAGAATTATAACCAGATATTCCACCAGCAAAAGTTAAGTAATAAGTTGTTGCATCTGATTTTGTTTGTATCTGTACATAGTTAGAAACATTAGCAGTTCCAGCAATTGTGGTATTGTTTGCAATAGAATTTGCTAAATTGTATCCTTGATTAGCTTGTATGGATGCTGCATTACCAGTTATGAATGATGCATTAGCGTGATTGAATGCGGCATTACCAGTTATGAATGCAGCATTGGCAGTATTACGTGCAAGTTGATCTACTGCCGAACCGCCAGTATTAGCAGCAATGAATGCGGCATTGGCATGATTGAATGCAGCAGTAATGCTATTGTTTTGTGTTAAATCTGTACCAGCAGCATTATTTGCAGTAATGAAAGCAGCATTGGCTGTGTTCCATGCATTGTTTGCCACACTAGATGGAGTATTAGCTGCTGTTGCCGCAGAGTTAGCTACATCAAAAGCTGCATTGGCTGTGTTACGTGCATATGAATCACTGCTTGCTCCACCACCAGTATTGGCAGCATTGAATGCGGCATTAATATAGCTCAATACATCAATATTCTTTGCATAGAAGGTATTAGCGTAAATATTATCTGCACCAGTAATATCACCACTACCAACACCGCTTGTAGAAATAACTGTAGCAACGACATTTCCTACAACAACTAAATTACCAGTTATTGTTCCACCAGTGTTTGCATTGATTGAGTTATTAGCACGGGTAAATGCGGCATTGGCATGATTGTATGCGCCAGCAGAACCACTAGAAGAGTTGGCTGCTGCAAAAGCTGCATTAGCATGTAGAAATGCGGCATTAGCAGTGTTAAATGCAGCAGAAGAACCAGCAGAAGAATTTGCTACATTAAATGCAGCATTAGCTTGGTTACGTGCAAATGTATCAACTGCGGTACCAATAAAATTACCATTTGATACATTAGCTGTTAATGTTGGTACTACTACAGTTGATGAATTTGGTAATACCGTTTTTGCTGTTAATGTGAATGCATTGTTACTTCTATCGGTTACTGTAGTTCCGTAAGTAAGCAATAGTTGAGTATTAACAATTGGTTCTAATTGATATGTCGGTACAGTAAATCCGCTAGTGTATAATGCAGTTCCCTTTAATATTCTAAAGTTAGAAATATAACCAGTGTAAGTATTATCACTAGAAGTACCAGAGCCGTAACGTGAACGACCAATTTGTCCATCACTTAATGATGCTCCTGACACACCTGACCATGCAGAGGTACTTGCCTCAAGCACACCATTAACAAACAAATAACCGTTGCTGCCAGACTTAACGCAAGCAATATGGCGCCAAGTATCATCCAAAACAAAAGTTGTAGTTGCTAATACTGCATAACCAGCTTGTGCTCTGAAACGTAGATAACCTAATGATCCACCATCGTTTTGATTAATACCAATACCTGTTTTATCATTGCTATCAAGTGCATCAGCAATCATTGCATAAGTTTGCTGACTGCTTCCAGCATTCATCCAGAATTCAATAGTAAAATCACCAGAACCAAAATCTAGATTACTCGTTGTAGGTAATCTAATACCTTGTGTTGATCCATCAAAATAATATGATGTTACTGCACCACCAGAAGCACCGACTAAAGTACCAGCTAAAGAAATTGTGTTTGCAGAGGCTAAATTAGCTGCTGCAAAAGCTGCGTTAGCTGTATTAAATGCTGCGGCTGTACCACTAGAAGAATTAGCAGCATTAAAAGCAGCATTAGCATGAGCAAATGCAGAGTTAGTTTTTACGAATGCTGAGTTAGCATGTATGAATGAAGAATTGATATATGGAAGTATATTAATTCCATTAATTATAACATTCGATGATCTTAAATTTGCATTCAGTGTATCAATTCTAAACGATGGATGCGTAACAACAATGTTATTGTTGGCATTAATTTCTTGAGTATAACCTTTGAATAGATACCATTCTTTGTTTACAGAATCACGTATCAAACCAGTGTGTGCATTTGTTCCATCATTATAGTGACCAGCAATACCAATATCCAAAATATCGGATGTGTAGTTGCCTGCGCCCAAAATAATCAAAGAATCATTTGCAACTATTGATCCAGCATTGATTGAGAATGTATTTCCGAGAACTGAAAGATTACCAGTAATTGACACATCACCCGTAATCGTGCCGCCAGTGTTTGCATTCAATGCATTATTAGCACGATTGAATGCTGCATTAGCATGATTGTATGCGCCAGTGGCACCCGTTCCAGTATTAGCTGCAAGGAATGCAGCATTAGCAGTATTCCAAGCATTGTTGGCTACACTGGATGGAGTATTAGCTGCTGTTGCCGCAGAGTTAGCTACATCAAAAGCTGCATTGGCTGTGTTACGTGCATAAGTGTCACTGGTTGCTCCACCGCCAGTATTAGCCACTGCAAAAGCTGCATTGGCATGTAAGAATGCAGCATTAGCAGTATTACGTGCTGTTTGATCTAGATTACCTGACGATGCGGCATTGGCAGTATTAAATGCAGCATTAGCAAATGTAAATAAATCTACATTATTTGCATAGACTGTATTGGCATATATGTTATTAGCACCCGTAATGTCACCAGTACCAGAGCCACTTGTAGAAATAACTGTAGCAACAACATTTCCAACAACTACCAAGTTACCAGTTATCGTTCCACCAGTATTAGCATTGACTGTATTGTTTGCACGAGTGAATGCAGCATTAGCTGTATTGTAAGCACCAGCAGAACCACTAGAAGAATTGGCAGCAGCAAAGGCAGCATTAGCTGTATCAAATGCTGCTATGATACTATTGTTTTGTGTTAAGTTTGTATTTGTTGCATTGTTAGCTGCAATGAAAGCGGCATTAGAAGTATTACGTGCAGTTTGATCCAGACTGCCGGCTGAAGCTGAATTAGCAGTATTGAAAGCAGCATTAATATATGTCAATACATCAATATTTTTTGCATAGAATGTATTTGCAAATATGTTATCAGCACCAGTTATGTTTCCACTTACTCCACCAGTACTAATAACTGTAGCAACAACATTACCAACGACTACTAAGTTGCCTGTTATTGTTCCACCAGTGTTAGCATTAATCGAGTTATTGGCACGTGTGAAAGCAGCATTGGCATGATTGTATGCACCAGTTGCACCTGTTCCAGTATTAGCAGCAATGAAAGCAGCATTAGCAGTATTGAATGCAGCAATGATGCTGTTGTTTTGTGTTAAGTTTGTGTTCAGCGCATTATTAGCAGCAATGAAAGCAGCGTTAGCTGTATCATATGCACCAGCAGAACCACTGCTAGAATTGGCAGCAGCAAAAGCTGCATTGGCTGTATTACGTGCAGTTTGATCTATACTACCAGAAGTTGCAGCATTAGCTGTGTTAAATGCGGCATTAGCAAATGCAAACAGATCAACACTATTGGCATAGACTGTATTGGCGTAAACATTATTAGCACCAGTAATATCACCACTACCAACACCGCTTGTAGAAATAACTGTAGCAACGACATTTCCTACAACAACTAAATTACCAGTTATTGTACCACCAGTGTTTGCATTAATTGAATTATTAGCACGTGTGAAAGCAGCATTAGCATGATTGTATGCACCAGTTGCACCAGTTCCTGTATTAGCTGCTATGAATGCAGCATTAGCATGTAAGAATGCAGCATTAGCTGTATTGCGTGATGTTTGATCTACACTACCAGCCGAAGCCGAATTAGCAGTATTAAATGCGGCATTGATGTAACTTAAAACATCAATATTTTTTGCATAAAACGTGTTAGCAAATATGTTGTCAGCACCAGTGATGTTTCCACTTGCACCTGATGTTGTAATTACCGTAGCTACTACATTACCAACAACAACTAAGTTACCAGTTATTGTTCCGCCAGTGTTAGCATTAATCGAGTTATTAGCACGTGTGAAAGCAGCATTGGCAGTACCGGATGGTGTATTAGCAGCAATGGCAGCACTATTGGCAATTATAAAAGCTGCATTAGCTGTATTGAAAGCAGCAATGATACTATTGTTTTGTGTTAAATTAGTGCCAGCAGAATTGTTAGCAGCAATAAATGCTGCGTTAGCTGTATCGAATGCTGGTTGAATTTGTGGTGCTACATTGTTAGCAGAAGCAAAAGCTGCATTAGCAGTATTACGTGCCGTTTGGTCTATACTACCTGCTGATGCAGAATTGGCTTGATTGTAAGCAGCATTAGCAAATGCAAATAAATCTATATTATTCGCATAGAACGTATTGGCAAATATGTTATCAGCACCAGTGATGTTTCCACTTACACCCGATGTGCTAATAACTGTAGCAACAACGTTACCAACAACAACTAGATTGCCAGTAATCGTGCCGCCAGTGTTAGCATTAATCGAGTTATTGGCACGAGTAAATGCTGCATTGGCATATGTGCTAGAACTGTTAGCTACGTGTGAAGGTGTATTAGCTGCAATGGCCGCAGAGTTAGCAATTATAAAAGCTGCATTAGCATATGTGCTAGAACTGTTTGCAACATGAGATGGGGTGTTAGCTGCAATGGCCGCAGAGTTAGCAATTATAAAAGCTGCATTAGCAGTATTACGTGCTGATTGATCAACACTACCTGCAGCAGCAGAATTAGCAGTACTGAATGCAGCATTAGCATAATCAAGAATATTGTAACCTAGAATCGATACTGAGTTTGCTTCTACATTACCTTTAAATGTTCCAGCACGAACATTTGCATATGCAAACGAAGGATGTGCAATATTGATTAAATTATTCGATGTTACTTCTGGTGTATAGTTTTTAAAGAACAACCATTCTTTTAAATTAGGATCACGAATAATACCAGTGTGAGCATTTGCACCGTCTTTATAATGTGCAACTATACCAATTTCAACCGCATCACTAGTGTAATTATTGGCACCAAGAAAGAGTAAAGTATCATCTATAGATAAAGATGAAGTGTTTAGTGTTACTGAGGAACCCAATATTGTTAAATTGCCTTGAATTACCACATTAGATGCAAAGGTAACGTTGCCTGTTATGGTACCACCATTATTAGCATCCAAAGAATTATTAGCACGAATGGATGCGGCATTAGCAGTATTCCAAGCACTGTTGGCTACACTGGATGGAGTGTTAGCTGCTGTTGCCGCAGAGTTAGCAATTATGAACGCAGCATTAGCATAAACGCTAGAACTATTTGCAACATGTGAAGGAGTGTTAGCAGCTATGGCCGCACTGTTGGCGATTATAAAAGATGCATTGGCATGATTGTAAGAACCATTAGCTACACTGGATGGTGTGTTGGCAGCAATGGCAGCAGAGTTTGCAATAATAAATGCAGCATTGGCTTGAGCATAAGAACCATTAGCAATACTTGATGGAGTATTAGCAGCTATGGCAGCAGAATTAGCAATTATAAAAGCAGCATTGGCATATGTGCCAGCAGAGTTGGCTACATGTGAAGGTGTGTTAGCTGCAATGGCAGCAGAGTTAGCTGTATCGAAAGCAGCATTAGAAGTATTAAATGCTGGCTGAATTTGTGGGCCTACATTATTGGCAGCAGAAAAAGCAGAGTTGGCTTGCATGAATGCAGCATTAGATACATCAAATAATGACTTGGTGTCAAATGTTATTGACTTAGGAACAGATAATGTATTGCTTGTAATTGAAACGCCGTTAGAACCAATGAATGCAATTGTATCTAAACCGTTAGCAATTAAATCTTGTTGTCCAGCAATCTTCCAGGTTTTGAAAGTTGAGTTCATGCCGATTCTAACATTACCAGAACCTAAGTCTGTAATATCAAAACCTGAGTTTGAATCAAAACGTAAACCTGTTACTTGTGTAATATTGTTAGTAAAAACATTGGCATCATCAACTAAACTAACAGATAACGCTGAAGTGTTTGCACGATTAAACGCAGCATTTGCTTGGATGAATCCAGAGTTTGCTTGTGCATATGCAGCATTTGAATATGCGTATGGCGCAGCCGCTGTTATCTGTATCGTTGAATCTGGAAATACTAAACTTCCTCCGGATGATAGTGTTACCTTATCAGCATTAATATATTGACTATATGAAATAGCATTTAATGATGTGCCAGATAATGTAGAATTTGGTTTATCATAAACAGAATGAAGAATGGAATAAAATCCACCTAAATTTACTCTTGCTACACTAGTTAAAGCAGGTATTAATATCTGACTGTTATTTAATGTTAATACTGACCCAACACTTTGAGTTATAGCATTAGATGAATTAGTGGCCGAATAAACAATCGTATCAGCAATCTGTAATGTTCCTGCTGTCAGAGTGATTGGACCCATCGTAATTACTGCTTTAGCCAAGACTCCAGCAGAAACATTATTTACAGTAAGAGTACCATAGTTACCTCCAATCAAAATTGTGTTACCAGCACCAGTAACACTTAATGATGCAGAAGATAAATCGCAATCCTTAAGAACGGTGTATGCAGATGATGTTTTTGTTACTGCTGTAGTTACAGTACAACCAATTAAATCTACTGTTCCGGTTGCTGCTGTGGCACTAATAACAAGATTGGATACCTTCAGACCTTCAATGGTACAACCTGCTGCAAGAGTTAGAGTGCCGGTAAGAGTTGTATTTTTACCTACTAGTTCATGTGTTGTTAATACGGTAAATTGTGTGTCAATGGTCACATTTTCGGCATAATCACCTGGATGTAAAATGATTGTTTTTCTTTGACCAACAGCAGTAACTTCAAATGCAAGAGCCAATAACTCTTTTGCTCTGGCAATTGTTTTTACTGGATCACCAATTGTACCTTTACCACTATCATTAAATGCAACAGGACTAACATGAATCTCAGAACTATATCCTGTTATGTAAGGATTAGAAGCATTAGGCGTACTAGAATATGAAAATTCTCTTGAAACAGGATTATATTCTACAAGATACTTTGTCGCATATGCTGACGTATTTCCATTTGCGGGAATAGATGTAAATAAATTTCCACTAACAGATATGTTTCCAGTAACAGTAAGATTCTGTGTGACTGTTACATTACCTGTGACTACTCCACCAACGTTTGCATCTAACGAATTGTTAGCACGAATATGTGCAGCAGCAATTGAATTGTTTTGTGTAAGATTAACTGCTATCGCACCGTTGGCGGTATCAAATGCGGCATTAGCATGGTTGCGAACATAGGTATCAGTCGCATTGTTAGCAGCAAAGAATGCAGCATTTGCGTGAGTGAATGCAGCAGCAATTGAATTGTTTTGTGTAAGATTAACTGCTATCGCACCGTTGGTAGCAGCAAAAGCAGCATTAGCGGTGTTACGTGCAAATTGATCTGCACCGCCACCAGTATTTGCTTGATTGAATGCAGCATTCGCATGATTATAAGCAGCACCTAATTGAATAACATATTTGTAACCTCCAATCTCAATAGAACCATTACTACCGGGCGCACCAATATACAGTGTATTACTTGAATACGAATATGCAGGTTCAGCAACATTTAATATACTAGGTACATTATTTACTAATGAACGTTTTATCTGGATGAGTGTATTAGCCATTTATAATTCTTAGAAAAATCCACCAACTATATTTGTAACCGATGCTGTTAAGTTCGCTATAGGTTTAGTTTCATATCTATTATTTGCAGCACTAAAGATGATTGTATAACCATCTTCTAAACCTTCCGTCGATACATCATTGATTTCAGCAAATGATACATTAGGCTTAGGACGATAATTGGGTGATGTTATTGTTGTTCTATTGGGTTGCGATATTACAACCTTACCGATATCTGCCATTTCTTACCTCGTAACTGATGGTAATACAACTGCTGTGCCTTCTACTACACGGGTCACAGAATTATCTACGGAATTACGAATAGTTAAATCATAGACATACCGACCTGAAGTAAGATTAGCAGTATTTGCTGCGGTCATTGAAAGAGTAATCTCACCATTGGCATTACCAGTAATGGTAGCCAACATAGTATTTGCAGATGAGGAATAATAAGACTTGCGTAACTGAGAAGATGCGGAGTAAGTGGTTAAATTTACAGCATCACCTTGATTGTCATTGACAGAAACAGTTGAAACTAAATTCGCACCTTGTTCTATTGTAAGTTCTACATAAGCAGCCAAGATTTTCTCCTTTTATTGATGTATTTAGTCAATCTTATACCGCTAATAAAAAACCCCACCGTAGTGGGGTTTTGAGAAGTAAGTATAGGATATATTACACTCGAACCCAATTACCAAGTTCTTCGTCCCAATCATAATATACTCGTTCATCAGGATTCATTGAATCCTCATTAGAATCTGATGGCCTAGGTATTGGTGCCTCATAATGTAATCTTGTGGTATTTAAAACCCACGATGGATATGGTTTTGGGGGTATAAAAGCATCATATTGCTCATTATATGTATACCCTTGTCCAGCATAACGAACACGAAAATTAGAGTTATATGAGGTTTGTTTCCATCTACTTCCAAACAAATTCTCACAAAAGGCAATTCCGAGTGCTTCTTGCTCGTTACCATTCTCATCAAGTAGTTCGTTATTATGAACAACAATTATTCTTAATACCGTATTGTTTTTATCCAATTCAGCAAAATGTGCCATGTTTCAAATGCTCTTTCTTTAGTTATTAATATCTATTT